GTTACACTCTTCATGGTTTGGCCAACAACATCGATCTCTCCGGAATCGATTGAGGCCAGATCGTATGACAAAACCATTATTGGTAAGTTCTACATACGTGGAGGTAGACCGATATACGGTCTCTACCGACATCATGGGTTTAACCCACTTTCTAGGCTAGAAATTCTGAGTAAACTCGACTATTACGAGACTCTCTCTAGGGATGTCCTAGAGAAACTTTCCAGGATGAAAGAGTCGGACGTGAAGCGGCTAATACATCTTTGGAGGGGTATCGAAGATTCCATTTTGGTTTCAACACCCTGCCTAGTAAACGCTCCAATAACCTCGCTGCATTTGCGGCTCTGGAGGTGGATAATTTCCTCCTCCGTCCATTCCTATGACGCAACTGCGTCGGATTGGAAGCGGTTGATTTTGCATATTCGCCATCTCTCCGCTAACTCCCCTAACCTAAGTAAAAACCCGCCACCGAGGAATGTCCCCGGCGCTCTGGAGGGGAGGTTATCCTTTGAGTGGTACAAGACTTTTCCTTGGTTATCCAAGATCTCACTCGCAAGGGTAACGAAATGCACACCTGATAAAGCTACGCTAAGCTCGGTGGGCATATTTTGTCAACACCGTCAGACTCCCCCGCCTCCTCTCACAGAGAAGAGGTTTGAGAAGGAGGTTGACAGCTGGGTCAAAGATTTGACTCGCCAACAAAGTTGGACCGTTGACATGTCGGATCGGGCACAGAAAGGGATAGACTCTTTCCTCACTCAGATATCTGAGAAGGTCCCTTCCTTCAATCCTCACGTATCTCTCTCCGCAACCGCTTGCCTTGGTGCAACCAGGTCGGAGGGTGGTCGAGCAAAAGATTTTATGCTTGAATACCTTGAGAGATACGTCTTCGTCGCTCAGAGAGAAGATTTCTCCGCGAAAACGTGGTGGGGGGCTCCTTATGAACTTAGGTCTGGAACCCCACTACTCTACACAATGTGTAGAGACGTCTTTCTTTCGACAGATGTGAAATACTTTCTGTCGTCATCCTTTAGGGATGATTTCGCTGAATATTCGGCGCTAGACGTCGCAATGTCTGGTGAGAACAGCCGGAAAGGGCTTGAGGAACCCATCTTCGGTCTGGACGCAGCGACACCGCTGCAATTCTACCAGATGTCCATCGACTGCCTGAGAGAGTCGGGTTTGGTCAAAGGCTCAAGCTATTTTGACCTCGACAACCCGTTACAACTCACAGGTAAGCCGGTTGAAGCGAAGGCCCACCCAGTTTGTGAACCAGGTAACAAAGTTAGGTGGGTGACCTTTGAAGACAGTTATGTCACGGTTTTCCTACAACCGCTAGCCCATTGGCTATCTGCGGTCGTTTCGCTTCACCCCACATGTATATCCGCCTTTACGAGATCGTATAAAGGGTGGGATACAGCCATAGGGCTAAACATGTGGAAAGAAGAACACACAGACCAGTATGGTCTGGGTGTCTTCGACCTCACTGGCGC